TATGCGGTTTCAGTGTTGAGTGGGGTTCTATACATTTCACTTTCCAATTGAATTGCGAGTTCTAATATTTCTTCTTCAGTTGGGATTTTCGTCTTAATGTCCAGAGTGAGCTTTGCCATGTTAATCCTCTAACGTTTCGATGTTGATCGGGCCGACTGTGACCTCAACATTTTCTTTCTCGTCTGCGTACTGAGCTATAAATGTTTCGTGTACTAACCGCCCGCGAAAGGATGCGACATTTAAAGAGCCTTTCATTGCCCTTTGAGCATCTCCGCCCTGAGCCATGTAATCCATGAATTCGCTCATTTGCTCATCGAGCTTGCTTAGCAGTCAGTCTGTTGCCTTATCCTGTATCATTGCGGGAACAATGCGGGAGAACTCTGTTTTATCGCTCATTTCATTTCTCTTTATGCGTTAACAATCACAATGCCGTCATCGTATGGCTTCACCCATACAGGGTCACCGGCAGTAGAGTTGTCTGAGAAGTAGCACTCTGACTTCTGTCTTGCTGATGGCGTTCCCGGTGCGCCTTTCTCACCTGGTGCGCGGCCGAATGGATACAGAGACATGCCTAGCACCTCTCGGTGGTAATTTCCTTTTTAATGCCATGCTTGCAGATGAAGCTACAGAATTTGCTTTCATCAACATCTCGCCTGGTGATCAAGCAGAAACCTTTGGCTAGATATACCAATGGCTTTACCCACCACCTTACTGAGAATTTGCAGTACAATCTTGCCGTAGCCATAAATATCCCCTTAACTGGATGCCATCTGGCCTGATGCGATCAGCTTAGTCAGCAGTGCGTTGAAATCTGCTTGGGTAGGCGCGGCACTAAGTTGTGCTGTGAAGGTCATTTGCTTAACCAGGCCTGCGGTGCTTGCAGTAGCGGGCGCAGGAAGGTCGGATAAAGTTGCTACAGTGGTGGTTGAACCGTTTTGAGCTACGACGCGTTTGGTCATTTTAGAATTTCCTGCTGAATAGTGAATATCCTGCCCGTAGGCGCACACATAAAACTTGCTGCAATATTGAACATTCTCGAAAGAATGCTCTGTATTGCACTCTCAATTCTTCTACCACTGCTTGAGAAGGCAGCTATGAACGCCGCACGCATCCCGCAATGCTGTGACGCGGTATCATCTTTTTCGAATAACCTGCACGCTCTTGCAGAAGGAGGGACTGCTGTCATGGCTAATGCAGGTAAGCAGCGAAGATGTAGCGCTATGGTGGTTTACTTCAGACACTGGGTTTTTATGTATTCCTGCAGGTAGTTCACCTGCGCGGTTATTTTGTCGATTCCACTTCTGAGACGGTAATAATTGAGTTCAGCATCTGTTGTAAGTCTTGGGCTTTCGCCATCGCCCATGCCGCTGGTTCCGGTCGTTGACTTTGAACAGGTGGCGGAGACTTGCAAGCGCTTACGCCCAGCAGAAACATCAGCGCGGAGACTTTCGATAGTCGCATTAGCATCTGAAAGCTCCTTTGTATATTTTGCATCAAGGCTGGCAACGTCACGCTGCCTTGTCTGCATATCGGTGATGGTTGCTTTTGCCAGAGCAGCTTCGTTAACTGCTGTGTCTCGTTGTTTCTTGAAGTCTATGGCGTTGTCACGGTAGTGATTAACAGCCCAGCCCAGCGAGACAATGATGCAGATAACGATCGCAATTATGATTGCTGTTAGCCTGCTCATTTCTGCCCCCACATGCAAACTTCTCGCTCTATCTCGCGCCGTGTTACCAATCCTTTCCACTGCTTCCCACCGGCAAACGTCCATCGGCGTAATTGCTCACATGCGCCTTTAGTGTCTCCCTGGTTTATTTTGTATAGCAGCGTTGAGGTTTTGAAGTTTCCTGCACCAACGTTATAGGCGAAAGAATAAAGCGCACCACGAGTGGTTTCTGGAATATCTGCAGTGATATAAGGATTAATCTGCCTTGCTACTGTATTGAGGTCTTTGTTTAGAAGGCTTTTACATTCTGCTTCGGTATAGTGCTTACCGGTCATTATGTCATTGCCTGTATGACCGTAACATACCGTTTGTATTCCAATCGGATCGTAATACGGTACGTATCTGACACCCTCTAAACCATCATCTCCAGTTGGCCCAGCTATCAATGCTGATGCGATTGCGATTGCCCCACCACCAATTGCTGCGATAACGCTATTTCTGAGTGTCGGTGACATTCCCATTCAATCTGTCCTCACGCTCTTTGCGTTTGTAGTACCAGTTGATGCCGAATGTGCCGATAGTACAAAGAATACCAATAATGAGAGCCCAGTCATTTAGGGAGAGAACTCCGCCCATTGCAGTTAGTCCTCCGAACCAGTAGCTGAACCATTCTCTGATTTTGTCCATACGGTACATGCTCTACCCCTCAAAATCGGGGGATTTGTTCAAAATTAAGAATCTAGGTAATTGTTTGCTGAACAAATCCGATCTATGGTCATGACGTCTGATCAGACGATATGGGCCTCGGTCTTTGTTCGTGAGTCCAATCATGAGCAAGATGGCCACAGGTAGCTCTAACTACTTACGGTCGCCCATTTTCACGAAGCCCAGCTCAATGCTGGGTTTTCTTTTTTGCAAAATGCCCTACCCCGTAGCCACAGAAGCGCATGAGGTTTATGAGTGAGGTTCTGGTTGTTGGCGGAAGGGCATTTTCAGAAAGGTCGTGCAATAAAAAAGGCCGCCCGAAGGCAGCCTGTTGTGTAGTGTTCTATGTGCTATCTTTTAGAGCTATCAAAAACCAACTGCTCTCCAAACCACATTTTAAATGGCTGATGATCGTCTAATATCTCATTTTCAGATGAGAGCAAAACATTGTTATTCCCATCAAATCTATCATCAAGCCTCCATAACTGCCATCCTGATGAGCGGCTGCATTTGATAAGGTAGTTATATGGCATGTCGCAAAATCTATATTTATCGCCATTAATTTCGACAAAAACATCTTTGCTGGAATCAATAGGAATCATAACAACCTCGTCAAGTTGCTCGTCAATGTTTGCTATGGCAGGCAGTGACGATACTGCTTTTCGACTGGCCGGTCTAGCCATAGCGTAAACGCGAAAAGCCCCGAGCTATTAACTCAGGGCTTGTTTGTTTGGCTGCTCTGTTCGCTTCTGCTCCGAGCATACACAAAATGTACTACTTCCATTTCGCGATGGCAAGTTATTTAGGACAATTTGCCTAAATATTATGCTGCCTGTGGAAATTCTTTCTCAATTTCGCGTCTCATCGCATAAAAGATTTCTGAATCGAGCACGTTCTCGCACCAGACAACCCTGCGCCTGCATGACTGGATGTCCATTCCGGTGACTGCATTCATCAGCCTGGCGATATCTTGCGTGCAATTGCGATTGCAATATCGCTTAATAGCTACATCGCGGACGGGGCTTTCACGGTGAAACGTCTTGACCATCACACGTTCAACGAAAGCAGCATCATCGGATTCTTTGGCGAGAGCGATGATGTTGCTGAACGATGATTGAGGAATGACCAGTTCGCGAGCTTTCTTGTAGAGTGCGTCTCCACGCAGTCCATCTTCTTCGTAAAGTCGCATGACGACAGACTCAATCTGCTTAGCCTTGTCATCACTCCACTGACTACGAATCATCAGACGGCCGATAACGTTGATTGCTCCGCCAGGGGAATCATCACCAGCGTTAACCTTGCCCCATACCTGTAGCATATAGTGGACCCATGCTTTCTGGCGTGAGTTAATGGTTTTCTTTTGATGCTTCCATACGCGGCGGAAATGAGCATCATCTATGAAGTTAACCATGCCGAATATCGGAGTGTGCCTCATGATTTTATCCCCAGCACATCTTTCAGTTGACCGATAACCATTCTTGTTGCAAATGATTCACCATGAAGTTTGCTCTGCCTCTCAATTTCCATCAGCGCTGATTTAAGAAGCCCACGCGTTACTCTCACTGGCATTCTGTTTTCTTCATTCAGCTTTTTCAGGCGCTCAAGCGAGTTTTGGACGTCCATCTACGCTGCCTCCGGGTCGTTACCATGCTTATTCGTACCAAGGCGATTTCGAACTTCACGAAGCTTCTCTCGCACATACTCAAGACTTCTTTCGAGCTCACCTTCTTTCTGGATGAGAGTGCTCTCTTCGTGTAAGTCACGTTCACGCTGCCATCTGACTTGCTGGATGTTAGTTACAGTGTTCATACTGGTTCTCCTACCATGCTATCTAACTGGCGACGCATCATCTTCAGTGCACCATCAGGGAATGGCTGACGGGCTAAGCCTGAAAAGATGGAGCGGATTTTTTTTGTCACGGATACGCTTGAGTAATTCGGTTACTGTTGCGCGGATGGTGGCGTTAATCTTGCGGTCTTCGAGTTGTGCAAATCGTACGGATAACTCCACTGTGACCAGAGCGTCCAGATACTCTTCACAGACCTCTCTGCTTATTTCTGTCATGCTGCTTTCCTCATAAATCTCCGCCCGTATTCCATCAGCACATCGCGATCAACAGCCGTCATGCGACATTCGCCTGAGCGTGGATATGGATGCCAGATGATGAGCATTGAGCCTTTGTTATTGCCGTTTACTGGTTTACCGGTTTCTGCATTCAGGAATGAGAGGCGGCCACCTGTGATAAACCTCACTTCATGCGCTGTCTTAATGGCCTCTCTGAACCACAACACGGACGTATCTGCCGGTAGTAGCATTACGCACCCGATAGCGTTGTCAGTATTCTCCTGAGCAGCAACCTGAACGAATGGCATTGGTCTGCTGTATGGTGGATTCATCCATGCATAGCCAGGAATTCCTGACATCAGCGATGCCCACGCCACATGGAATGTGTTCTGCTCTTCAGTTATGAACCTTTTACACAATGCGTTTTCAGCGCTTGCGGCTGCATCCAGCACGAAATTGAACTCAGCATTTAGCGCGTGGAATATTTCTGGCGGCGTTCGCCACAGGTCTTTAATTTCAGCCGGTGTATTCGATTTATCTGTCATGCTGCCTCCAGTAGTTCTGTAATCATTGGCAAACTCCCGCACGTCTCAGTAACTACCAGCACTAGCATTCCGCCTTTAACCGCCTGACAGCGCTTGATGCGCATATCGTCTATCTGACCGTCATCCAGCCAGAAGCCCGCACTGGTGAGTGCGTCAAAAACGGCTTTGGGCAGATTGTCCAAATCTCGTTTGCGGTTATCGGGAGGTGCAGCGTGGATGGCGATTCTGATGCGAGGTGTGATTTTGATGTCTAGCTGTTGTTGCTGGATTATTTCGATTACTTCTTTTCGGTATCTCTTTCCCCAATCGCTGATGTAGTGGATTCCTCGTGAATGTCGCCAGTACCGGTTATTAGATGGCGGCCAGGGTAGCTGTAACAGGTATCTATTCATCTGACCGATAACCTCCCTCCGTTCGCCAGGTGCATAAGCGTAAGGACAATGGCTCTGTCCATCTCCGCCCTGCGCTCTTCCCGGGTCATGTCCTTTCCATTGTCTATGCGTGTATGGCATTGTTCGCATAGCGCTGCAGTAAGACAATCATCGACCTTCAGCCCTATTCCCTTCCCTTCGTTACGGTGTGCCGCCTGAACTCCATAACGACCACACAGAACGCAGCAATCTATCTCCCTGACCGCCTGCAGCCATTTATTGCTCCGGTATATTGCCATCTGATATATCTCCATTCGGATCACGATAAATCAGCCATTCATCCACGCATTCAGAACATGCATAGGTTTCCTCTGGCGTTAGTTCCTTCGTGCAGCCTGCGCACAACGTTCGACGTATGCTCTGCTGCTCGTAGGATTGGGCTTCTGATTGGCTAAGCATTGGCTTTCTCCTGCATCAGGAGGAAGCATTCCATAGCGCAGCGCAGTGGGTTCTTACCATTACTGTGATGTGTTGGGTCGCTAGCAAACATCCAATCACCCTCGTACAAAGTGAATTCATTGAAAGCAACCCACTCGCCTGCTGCTGTATCCGGGATAATTGCTATCCTGTTTTCGATGATGATCGGATATGCATCTGCTGGGTTTTGGCATGGGTTAAATTCCCCAACCATAAATAACCCGCTATCGTTTTTTCCTTTTACAATAGCACCTCTCAACCCAAGGTTATTTGTGTAGCTCCCATCACCGTAATAACATGAAAATCCAACTGAAATTGCCACGCGCTTGTTAATTTCAAAATCTGATAACTGTGAATAGTCCATGTCAATGCAACCTCGCGTTAATTTCTTCATGCGTTTCAATTTTTACCGTGAGCACCTTGTCTCCGAAGTCGATACTGAGCGGCTCATCGCTTTCGCCACCCAAATCTTCCAGCTCTTCTTCCATGCATGCCTTTACTGCGCTTAGAAGCAGGAAAAGCGGGTCGACATCATCGCCAATCGCGTCTTGCAAAAGGTCATCTAGCCGGTCTTGATAGCCTTCAATTTCACTCATAACTATTTCCTCACCGTGGTGCGTTAACTTGCTTTCCATCGTCGATTAACTGAGCCCGATGAATGCGCTGAAATGCTATCTCAAGCTCTCTCCTCGCGGCATGGACGACATACTCTCTTCCCGTTTCGTTGTACATTTCGAACTTCATCAATTCCTTTTGCGCTTGGGAGATACTCCATCTGGCTGCATCAAGCTCGCCTCTTATGGTTGATAGACTCATTGCCATATCCTCTGCTGAAACTGACTCCTACCCTTTGGCTCGCTGGCGTACTCTGGCAACAAGGCTCCGACTATCCACAGGCGTGGGTCAGCGCTTAGGTGCTTGGTGGTTTGTACGTTTCGGGAGTGGTAGAGAGTGATTAGTTGGTTGGCTTCGTCGGTTGTCATTGGCGGGTGGTAGAAATACGTTCGTCTTGCCACACATCCTCCTTTGTCTCAGGCAGTGGGAAGTAGCCTACCGGTGACCTTTCGCACCGTATGCACCATCGATTCCCGTAAGGCTGATCTGGACGGAATCGCTTATCGTCTTTCCGCTCTCCGCATCGGTCACATCGGATCATTCATACCTCCTGTCAGTGAACCTGACGCCCTGCCCTGTTGCCCACGCAGTCGTATACTCGATAAGGCTCGCCATGCGCCCTACACTCATATCTGCGCTGCTCTCACGGATGTTGACGTACTCACCCTCTAACCCTGGGACGACTTCAGCCTCCTGCTTTGTAGCGACTGCATGACCGCTAATCAGCAATACCTTCCACTGCTCAGGCTTTAGTTGCTTTCCGCACCATGTGACCTGACGAGCGATATCTCCCAGCATCGCGTGGAATTTCGCGTTCTGGTCAATATTTCGCTTGTAGTCAGATATTCGAATGGTGATTGGTCTGTCGTTGTCGAGGGGTGATGCGAGGATGGTGTTTATTGCTGACTGCTGTTGCTGCTTACTTCGAAGGAAGATTGTCTGCTTCATCTCCCGCTCTCCGTTTCCAGGCCAGTGCTGCTTTAACCTTTGTGTTTTCTTCAGGGCCGTTGGCACCGCAGTTATAACAACAAGCAAAATGCCACTCCTCATTGCTATGACTGACAATTCGGATATCTCCGCTTCCGCAGAATGGACATGGTTTTGGTAGGCTCATACTCACCTCAATATGTGTAAAGGTTGTATCCGTTTTTATTTGGCTGGGTTCCATAGCTATACAGACTCCAGTCATCCCGTTTTCTCTCACCAAAAATCTGCTTGCGGTACTCTTCCTGTTGGCGTCGCCATAGTTCCATAATGTCTGGCTGGTTCTCTTGTCGAATTTTTCGGCACTGCTCAAGGATAAAATCGAGCTGCTCTTTCTCGCTCATACTCACTCCTTCACTTTGATTCCAGCGGCGCGGATGGCGTCAGCAGAGTCCGCAATTAACTGGCGATGATTCAGGACTTCTTTACCTTCTGTGCCATTCCAGTAATCTTCCGCATCTGGCAACTCAATTTCGATAGCTGCGCGAGATGCCTGCCACGCAACCCACGCAGTGGCTGTATAAGAGAAGACGTAGCGCCCCCTCACATCCAAGCTTATGTTATGGCCAGACTTGAGCGCCCAATCTTCAAACTGCTTTCTTGATTCGTCCATATTCCTCTCCATCACTGACCATCATTTCTGACTGCATGATTTTTCCAGCGGTTCTGGGCAGCGCTACGGCGATACTTATAAAGCGCCATGTCTCCAGAACGGTTAAAAATGGCCAACCACTTTCGATTACTGATACGAAATGGCTCATACTTTTCGATAAATAAAAGTTTTGCTTTTCGGTTATTCATCATTCCTCTCCATCAGCGTGCTGGGGTGTTAGCGGGAATCAACAACGTCTCTATTGGTTTATCACCAAACTTCTCAAGCAATGAGGCTGTGATTGAATAGGCGATAGTATCGAATCCTGATGCATCTACCGGCTCTTTAGTGACGCCGTTAAGCTCAAGCAATCTCAGCGTTTCTTCAAAGGCGAGCTTATTCAGTGAGTCGGGTAGCCAGAAGTGGAAAGCACCACCAAATCGATGCTTCTCTGCGCCAAGTCTGCCCTGTTTAATGAGCTTCTGAATCTTCTTCATTGAAGCAGAGTTACCAATCGGAAGAAGCAATCTGTTGGCTCTAAAAGCTGTGCAAATATGCGTTGAATAGCGCATATAAAATTCGTCATTTGGAACTAAGCCACGCTTATTCCCAAAGTAATTATGCGTCGCTGCATATGGAAGATGATTAGCAACCGCTCTCCACACAACCTGAAGGAATTCATCGTCTGTTATCTTCATTGCGCCCTCACCTCTCTTAATGCCTTGTTGATAAATGCAGTCAGTGGGTTAGCTGCACCGAAGCTAAATACAGGTTTCTTGCTGTATACCCATGCGTTCTTGTGGCACCAGTCACGATGAAGCTCACCGTTTTCATGAAGGTGCTTGAGCATCTTCGTGACGAGGCGCTTGTCGATTCCAGTTGCGGTAGATATCTCAACTGCCATTCCGGTTTCGTGCTCGTCCAGATAGCGCAGAACTGCTTCTGTGCGCTCATGATGCAGAGATGCCAGCCGATAGTACTTAATGCTCTTACTGATGCGATCAACATCAATCTGACCGTCTGCGATAAGGTCACGCAGTAGCAGGTTGATATGTGATTTCTGGCATCCAAGGAGCTTTGCAAATTGTGGTGCTGAGGTGGGAATGTTTGTTTCAAGATGGTTGAGTATTTTGTCTCGTGTGTTCATTTCCAGCAGTCCTCTTTATCTCGCTCAGGCCATCGCAGCCAGACGATTTCATAAACGAAAGGAATAAACTTTTCGAAGAAGCTCTCCCACTGACTATCGGCATAACCTGTGGCCTTATCTACCAGCGCTTCGAGTGGATGTTTACGCTTTGGTGGTCGGCTAACCTCATAAATCCTTTCAAACTGAGTAATCAGTTCTTCCTCTTCCAGGCATTTATCCAATACCGCCATGAACCGAGGGTTCATTAGCATCTGTGCGATTGTTGGGTTTTCCATCATCCTCTCCAGTCTGATTTAGGGGCTTCTTTCGTGTTAGCGGCATATTGCTTTGCAGCTTCCTGCTGGTCAATATTCACAAAGTGGCCATTCTTCCATCCCATGTAGAACGTCTGAGGCTGGCCAGATCGGTATTTTCCGATGATGATCTCAGCGATTCCCTTCATGTTGCTGTTCTCGTCGTAAACCTCATCGCGGTACGGGAAGATGATTACGTCAGCGTCCTGCTCAATAGCGCCAGATTTAGCCAAATCACCCAATCCCGGGCGTTTTTCCTGACGGCCTTCTGGACCACGGTTAAGCTGTGCCAGCAGAATCACCGGAACCTTATTGCGAAGGCAGAACTGTTTGAGCTTTCTGGTGATGTCAGCGATGGCCTGATGCTCTGGAATGTTTGATGGCTTCTCGATTAGTCCGAGGTAGTCGATGGCGAGGAAACTCAGGCCGCCGTCCATGTTCATGCGCTCCGCATGAGCTATGCACTCATCGACGGTGAAGGAGCCGTCTATGACGTGGTTATCTTCATCCAGAAGTGTTCCCGTTGCCGCAGTAAGGCGTGTGTATTGCTCCTGTATCATGTTGAGAGGGTTTCGCAGCGTGCCTACCGATAATCCTGCGCGGTCAGCTACATGGCGCTCTACCACCTGCATATCCGACATTTCCATCGAGATAAGCAGCCCCTTCCCTTTCTGCCTCCCAACCGAGTTGGCGATATTGATGGCAAGTTCCGTTTTACCCATTCCCGGTCGACCAGCGATTACAATCAGGTCCGTTCTGTCCAGGCCTCCGTATGCATCGTCCATGGGCTGAATGCCAGTCTTGAGATACAGGCCCGACTCCTCGCCTTTCATCCTGTTTTCAAGAACTACCATGTAATCGTCCAGCAAGTCACCGATGCGGCGCGGTAGCTTGTCGTTGGTTTCGAACTGAAGCTTTGACAGGATTCCGCTAACTTCTGCGATCCGGTCATTCAGGTCATGCGCTCCAGCTCCTGCCAGAAGTTCTGCCGCTCGCTTAAGCTCAGCCTCGCCACGGCGTAACATCCAGCACTGCCTGACACGCTTAGCCCAACCTCGTATGTTTGCCGCCGATGAGCATTTGCATGCCACCTCAACCACAAAGTCCTTTGTCACGGATGGCACTGCATCCTTCACAGTGAACATATCTACCGGCTCAGCCTTGTTCAGCAATGTCACTATCGCCTGGTACATGCTTTTTAGGTGGAAGTTCTCAAATGCTTCAGCAGGTAGCTTCCCGGCAATTTCGCGGCAGTCGATGTGATCCCCCTTGACCATCATCGAGCCAACCAGTTGGTGCTCAAAATCGTAACTCTCCATCAGTTTCCCGCTCCTAAAATCTCGTCAATCTTCTTCTGTGTCAGCGCGGTTTCAATCCCATAGACCTTTCCTTCTGGGTTGCCACCAAGCGCCCACTGGGTCGGCTGATAACCGTGCTCGATGTATCCGTTCAGGATGCTGTCGATATCACGTGGCTCTTTGCCAAGCTCTTTGCACTGCTTCAGGTAGGATGACCAGAGGCGATTTATTCCAGCCTCAGTGGTTTTGGTGATGCTCAGGATTGATGGCATTCCTAGGCGTTTAGCTTTGCAGTTCCATGTCTCTTTGAAGCGCTCACGGTCGAATGTCAGTACAGCTGAGCGCTTGTTGGTTTTCTTAGCACGGGGGTTAGTGCCTTTCTGACGGGGTGTTAATTTTTCATCACCAGACAAGCCCACTTCGTGGGTTTGGGTAATGTTTTTATATTCTTGTTCTAATAACTTCTTACTCTGTTCTACCTCGTTTGTTACCTGCTTTGTTACCTCGACAACCTCCGAGTCCGCGTATTTGCTGGGTTTGATTGTTACCTCGTTATCTACCTGCTTTATTACCTCAAAATCGTCCTGATAATCTGTGTAATTTATGACCGAAATCACGGTTCCATGACGGTTCCCTGCGAAGGTGATCATCTTCTCTTTTGCGAAGAATTCGAGCATGTCTCGAACCTGTTTAGTGGACTTCTCATTACCTTGTGAGTCTTTAAGTTTCCTCGCCAGATAGGATATTTTCGTCACAAGCTGCCCAGGCTGTAAGTCCCATTTCACGCCGTCAAATTCAACGCTACGTGGTTTGTACTGAGCAAGACCGATAATCCTTACCCACAATGCAAACTTGGCTGTATCAGTCGCCCAATCCTTTGACAGAAGACTCCTGAACAGAGCAAAGTGACCCTGTTTTTGGTTTTCCATCCGGGAACTCCTGCGCTCGTGTGCGGCGCTGAAATCGTAAACAATTGCAGTGCTTTCCATGGCTATCGACCCTCACGGAATACTTTCAGGATCTCGTTGAACTGCTCTACAGAGAAGTCCTGCTTGAGAAGCCTTTCGAGGAAGGAATTTGGAATGAACGTATATCCGTCTTCAACTGGCAAATCCTTCAGGAGAGCCTTAGCTTCAGACTTCATCAGCTCAAACTTAGCTACGCTGGAAAACATCATTGCGGTGTTTGGTTCAATGGATTGAAGGAAGCGAGAACGCTTAACTTCTTTGTGCAATTCGGTATTTTTTCGCATATAATTACTCCTGTTGAATGTGTTGTTGACGTAACACAGTGACTCAAAAATCCATTAAGATTTGCTCTGAACGCTCAGTTACCGCTGGGCGTTTTTTGCTTTCTGGCATCACAGCTGCAATAGCCTGTCTTGCCACTTCACGAATCAGACTTGTCTCCCAGACTTTCTCCAGAAGAACGAACGTCACGGCCATATCGTGGATGTTTAATCGACTCACCTTTGAATCAGCCCATCCCGCCATCTTTGCGAAATTTGTCTGACCCATTGAAACGAGTCGGGCGCGAAGCTCTGCTTCCACTTCGCGTACCTTTTTGCTGTCTTTTGCTAGTTCCATTGATTAATATTTTCCTTAGTTAGTTAATTGATATTTCGTACTTTTTATCGTGCACCATTGACAGTCATCCTTGACCACGCCGGGCACCCGACCATATACCGGGCCGTTCGGAACTAAAAGTACATTTTAAAAACGTGCTTATGCTGCTTTTCCGACTCGCTTAATCAGTGCGGTTGAGAATTTGCCGCCAGATGCACGAGAGATTTTTTTCGCGTAGTCAGTTTCATCAGTGAATTCTGTACGCGGCAATCCCCCTTTCTCCAGCCACTTATAAACGGCTTTTGGAGTCAGGCCACAAACCTCAGCCACAACTGAAACACGAACGGTTTTGATAACGTCACCAAACGTAATGTCGCTCATGTTGTCTCCTGTGGTGAACTTGTAGTTCATATTATGACGGAACTGAAAGTACAGTCAATAAATAATATAGTTGAACTTATGGTTCAACAAAAAGAGCGTGATACTTTCTCGCAGAGGCTTGCGCTGGCCTGTGACAAAGCGGGATTGCCAGTACATGGGCGGCAGGCTGATTTAGCTGTCAGACTTAAAGTGACTCCAAAAGCAATTAGCAAATGGTTTAATGGTGAGTCAGTTCCCAGAAAGGAGAAAATGGAAGCCCTCGCAAGCGTGCTGGGGACCACAGCTGCATACCTACATGGTTATACTTCGGATGATGGAATTACGATTAACCATATGTCCAGGCTGTCAGATACCTACAGGGTTGATGTGCTGGACGTACAAGCCAGCGCGGGGCCTGGAACAATGGTGTCTAATGAATTCGTAGAGAAAATCAGAGCCATAGAGTACACGTCAGAGCAAGCTAGAAATCTTTTTAATGGACGACCTCAGGATTCTGTAAAGGTGATCACCGTAAGAGGTGACAGCATGGAAGGGACAATTAATCCTGGAGACGAAATCTTTGTTGATGTGTCTATTACGTTCTTTGATGGCGATGGTGTGTATGTATTCGTCTTTGGAAAAACAATGCATGTTAAGCGCCTACAGATGCAGAAAAACAGGCTCGCCGTAATCTCCGATAATCCCGCATACGATCGCTGGCACATTGATGAAGGCGAAGAGGACCAGCTTCACATAATGGCTAAGGTTCTGATACGTCAGTCAATTGACTACAGACGCTTCGGTTAAAAAATAAATTCCTTTAAAGTTCATAAACTTGTGCGTTTGTGAACTTTTTTTACATTCAAATTGTACTTTTGGTACTTTACATGAGTGAACTTTGGGTACATTATTAGGCCATGTCGAACGGCGCGACATTAAACCATGCGTCGGGAGCGCGGCGGGTTCAGGAAGAACGGCAATGCTGCTCAACATAAACATTCTAAATATCCCTTACTTGAGAGGTATTCAGAATGTATTACAGCGAGAAGTATTACAAAAATAAGCTTCAAAGCCTGATCTCATACACCCCAGAAACTGGCGAGTTTCACACTCCAAGTGGAAAGCTGAAATCCATATATTTTGACTCGAAGGGTTACGCCTTTTTAAGTGTGCAGGGAAAGAAAATGCTTGCTCATAGGGTGGCGTGGGCTCTTACACATGGAGAGTGCCCGAAGATGCATATTGATCATATTAATGGCGATAAATCAAACAATCGCATATCAAATCTTCGTGTCTGCACGCACAACCAAAATCAACATAACCAAGGAATCAGGAAGACAAATAAGAGTGGATTTAAGGGCGTTTCATGGATGAAGTCGGTTCGCAAGTGGCAGGCGCAAATCTGCTCTAACAGCAAAGTAAAGCACCTTGGTTTCTACGGATCCCCTGAGGAAGCTGCTAGGGCTTATGACATGGCTGCTCTTGATATACACGGCGAGTTTGCGTGGACAAACTTTCCAAAAGAAAACTATGAAGATGCCGCGTGAAAGCCATTTCGCTTGCCGGAGCGCGTCAGAAGGAAGTTGAAGGTGGTGCTGTGTGTCTGCCAGAAGTGGCGCTTTTCGCAGCTGGTCATCGTAAGTCTAATAACGTAACAGCGAGGTGATGTATGGAAGCATTAGTAGTAGAGAGAAGCGAGGATGGCCACTGGACACACCCAGAATACGCCAACCTATTTGGAGATAGAGAAGTTATCTCCGTTAATGAGTTCAAATCTTTCTGCAAGCAGCATGGCATTGAATCATCAATTGTTGAAATGGAAAACGACAATAATCAAACGGTAATTGACTCGTATTTTGAAGATGGAAATCCAAACATCAGTGGATGGGAGCCCAGCATGCCAGATGGAGAAGGATGGTTTGTCGGTTCGATTCACGACACAGAAGATGGTCCGATCTGCGTTTGGTTCAGAAATGTAGATAAGGCCGCATAGACGGCCTTCTTTTGGCAGCAAGCCACAGAGGTGAATATGAAAAGATTTGAGGGAAGTCCAGCGCCTTGGAGAATTAACGGCGTTGATTATCACGATTACGGATTAATCGATGCTGAAGGCGGAGAAATTATGCTCCTCAAGGCTGAATGTGAACAAGATGACCATAATGCCACGTTGATAGCAGCAGCTCCTGATTTGCTAGAAGCTCTGCAGGGTTATATGTCAGCTGTAAGCGAAATGAATGAGGCAATGAAAGACGGATACAACGTGCAGGGTGCAATGTCAGCACTAATTGGCTGGGAAGATATGGCTCGCGCAGCCATCAGCAAGGCTCTGGGGAGGAGTGATGGACGAGTTTGATAGCAAACGTCAAGAAATGGCGAGCGATGCGACATTGCGTGATTACTTCGCTGCAAAAGCTCTTCCAGATTTGATTGCCGGTTACAGCAGGAATCAGGGTTCCGGACCTTATCTGGATGCGTCACCAGATGAAATTGCGTATTGGGCTTACCGTTACGCCGATGCAATGCTCAAAGCGCGTGAATAGCAGCTGATAGCTAATTCTCTGAGTTAGCTATTGGGTGTAATACCGCACCACATCATCCAAAGGAGACTTTGATGATGTATCTGATTAATACCCCCTTGTTTTCATCTTAGACCTCTACGGAGGGCTTCTTTTTGCCTGGAGGAAATTATGGAATTAGACCTGGGTTATTTCCAGAGAATTTATTTTAACGTAGCCACAGAATTTCAAAATACAGCCGAATGCATGAGGGAGCCTAGCGTTTTATATAAGCCTGCTCTCTCGCAAGATGGGAATAAATGGCTAGCTATTTATGGAGATTTACCAACTGGAGTAGTTGGAGTTGGAGATTCTCCAGAGGAGGCGATGAGAGATTTTAATCGCGCGTGGTCTACACCAGCAAACAAAGCCGCCTGAGTGCGGCTTTTTTCATGCCCGCATATCAACAGAGATTCACGAGTCTCTATCGCTATGCCAATCACACAACATAAGGAATTAGCAAATGAGTGAAACAACGGATTTAGTTGTTATTGAAAAATCAAATGCAATGACCGTCTTCAAATCAGCTGACCAGATTGAAGATATTCTCCAGAAGGTTGAGCGTGAAGTTATGTCCTTTGTGCCTGATGTGACTACGGCAAAGGGCAGAAAGGAGATCGCTTCTCTGGCGTACAAAGTTGCACAGACGAAAACCTATCTTGATGGCCTTGGTAAAGACCTAGTTGCTGAACTGAAAGAGATTCCAAAACTTATCGATGCAAACCGCAAAACAGTCCGTGATCGCCTTGATGAGCTGAAAGAGAAAGCCCGTCAGCCATTGACTGATTATGAAGTAGAGCAAGAACGCATTAAGCAAGAAGAAGAAGCTAAGCGTGCGGCAGAAGAGCTAGCCAGAAAGATTGAAGCTGATCATGAAATGGCTTTGCTGATGAATGATGCCTTCGACCGCGAGTTAGCCGAAAAGAAAGCTGAACAAGAACGCCAGCGCATAGCCCATGAAGAGGAAATAAAACGTCAGGCAGAAGAGCGTGCTAAGCGTGAGGCGGAAGAAAAAGCAGCCGCAGAAATAGCAGCAGCTAAAAAGCGTGAAGAAGATGCCATTGCTGCAAAAGCGCAGGCAGAGCTTCTGGCTAAACAGGAAAAAGAAAAAGCTGAACGCGACGCCAAAGAAGCTCTTGAGCGAGCAGAGCGTGAGAAGCAGGAAGCTATCGAGGCAGAGAGAAAGAAAGCCCAGGATGAGGCAGGACGCATTCGGCGTGAGGCGGAAGAAAAGGAAGCAGCGCGTTTAGCAGAGGAGAAACGAATCAAGGATGAAGAAGAGCGCCGCGCACAAGATAAAGCGCATCGCAAAGAAGTGAATCACAAAATTCTCGCTGACCTTCTCAAGGCTGGCGCAAGCGAAGATGTAGCCAAGAACATCATCACTGCAATCGTAAAAGGCGAAGTCTTCGCCACTCGCATTACTTACTAATCAAACAAACAGAAGGAACCACCCATGATTCTAGCAATCGCGGGAGGCGCTCGCATGGGTGCTTTCCATCTACACGAATCACTTTTAGATCGCATTAACCGCAAATTACGCGCTGGCTGGAAACGGCTGGCAGACATACTTAATCAGCCTGGAGTGCCGCGCCATGACTATTGTGCCTGTTAAAGGAACCATTCTTGTTCAGCAAGGTAATCGTGAGTTTAACAAGCTCTACGAAGCATCCTTCCCGGATACGAAGGAAGGCAACAGCGCCGCATACGCATGGGCGTCATCAATCGCGATGGGCTGGGAAGATTGTCAGGACGAAGACTGGAACAGAAACCATGCAGCATGAATTTAGTGACGAAGAGTTTATCGCGCTTATCTCTCCAGAGATTGAAGAAGAGGTAGAGCAACAAATTAACTTAGCAGCAGAACGGCAGAATCAGCCGATCACATGGCAGGAATTTGCGGGGTATTACTCATGACGAGCAAAAAGGTTTACGCAGCTATCAGCGCTGTAGCCAAGGAAATGGCATCTACAGGCATTAGCAAGGACAGAGTTAACAAAGTTCAGGGATTCAACTTCCGAGGAATTGACCAGGTGTATAACGCACTGGCTCCTGCGCTAGTGACTCACGGGCTGGTAATTCTACCTCGGTTAACAGAGCGTACCTGCACTGAACGCATTAACAAAAACGGAACCGCCCTGTTCTATGTCGTCGTTAAAGCTGAGTTCGATTTTGTCAGCACGGAAGACGGAAGCATTCACACTGTCACAACCTACGGTGAAGCAATGGATAGCGGCGACAAGGCAACCAATAAGGCCATGTCTATCGCATACAAATACGCAGCGTTTCAGGCGTTCTGTATCCCGACAGAAGAAACCGCAATCGATGCAGATGCAGAAGTGCATCAGGTCGCCCCTCAACAATCAAAGCCGCAACAGAAGCATCACGATGGGCGATCTCCTGATAAGTTTCTCGCCGACTTTTCAGCTTATGCGTTGAAAGCAACACTTCCTGAGCTTGAAGAGGCATGGAAGGCAGCAGATAAAAGACTGGCCGGAACAGATCAGCATGATAAAGCCGAGTCTGTATATTTAGATCGCAAATCAGAAATAGAAGGGGTGGCAGCATAATGAGCATCAACGTAATTTGTGCATCAGGAAATATAGGCAAAGATGCCGAGCAGCGATGGACTCCAAACCAGAAGTGCATCGCATCATTCTCTCTTCCTGTTCGTCAAGGTTATGGCGAGAGAGAAAAAACCTCCTGGGTTAAGTGCATGCTGTTCGGCGCGAAAGCCGAGAAGCTTCCGCAATACCTGACCAAGGGAACAAAGGTTACGGTAACTGGTGAATTCGTCATGGAAGAATGGACAGACCAGAACGGCGGAAAACGCTCACAGCCGGTAATCATCGTAATGGATATTGACTTCGGTTCTTCAGGTAACAAACAGGCCGCACAGCATCAGCCAGAACCAGATTTCGACTCTTCTATCCCCTTCTGATTTAACCACCACCTGAACATTCTATTTCACCTCACGGAGGCGGGTTATCCACACCCGCATTTCACCATGCGCTACACATCAAACAGAAAACTTTACTCGCGTGAGCAGCTTATTCGACAGCTTCAAAAGAGCGAGAAGAACTTCATAGCAACATACTGGAGCGGATTAAATCCTGCCGACTTTTGTTTCACTGCAGGGGTTAACCTGGTGATGCATGACCCCTACTACGCAGGATGGTCATCATGCGTTGAAGAGCAAAGCGAATATATAACATACGCAGAACTTGAGCTTGTTAAGGATATCTGTGATGCGCATCCGTGGGGTGCAGAGTTCGGCGGAAAATTCCTGGGTGGAGTTGAATATCGCCTGAAGCCTGAATTGAGGATAGCAGCATGATAGGCATGACATACGACCCGTTTATCCAACCACAAGAGCTTATCGCCGGACACCGCTTCAAACCCATCAACGATATCCCACGCGAAGAAATGCTTAAGCGTAATAGCTTCCAGAGCGTGAACGAAAACAAATTCCTGACAGCGTGGTTAAACCAGAGGGCGAAGAAATGATGCTAACTCAATCTCGGCTTAAGGAGTCATTTCACTACAACTGTTATACAGGTGTCTTCACAAGAATAAAGTCGACATCTAGCAGGGCTATTAAAGGCGATATCGCTGGAACAACTAACTCACATGGCTACCTGCGTTTTTGTGTGGACGGCGTTGTTTATCTGTCTCATAGACTCGCATGGCTATACGTGTATGGAGAGTTTCCAGAAGGGATTATGGACCACATTAATGGTGACAGGAAAGATAACAGGATCGCCAATCTCCGTATTGTCTCTTTAAGACAAAACGCGCTTAACAGGAAGATACAGTCCACCAATACCTCCGGAATAAAGGGAGTTTCGTGGTGCCGGAACTCTAAAAAATGGAAGGCCTCAATTATGTATGAAGGCAAGCACATCAACGTTGGCTCCTTTTCTGACAAGCAGGAAGCTGCTGAGGCAATTAAAAAAGCGCGTGCAGAGATACATGGTGAGTTTGCAAATGACGGAGGTAACACCCAATGAGCAACATCGACAAACAGGCGTTAAATCAAGAAAAAATTGAATGGCTCAATAAATTAGCTGATATGGAGTATTGCAAAAGCAATCCTGGGCATTGGCTGATGAGCTTGAAGGATACAAACATGCTTGCGAAATTGGCTCTGCGCTCAGTGGCGCTGCTGGATGAGCTGGAAGCCGCAGAGAAGCGGATTGCTGAGCTGGAGGCGCGGGAGGTGAAATTGCCTAACCCTCATGCTCACCTCATCTGGATTCAGGCAGGCCATGCCCCTGATGACTATTGGGATGATGTTGCCGTTTCTCATAGCGAAAAGGATAAGTGCTGCGATGGTTCAGATCGCTATCCGGTTTATACTCTCTGGGAAATCAAAGAGGCACTATCTGCTATTGGCATCAATATCGCCGCAGCCGGTAAAGGAGAGTGAATGTGAAAAATTATCTCAGCAATTTAGCCAGCATGCTTCAGGGGATTGCAGGTGTCATTTCAGACGGCGAGCGGGTGCAGAAAGAGTGCCCTGCGCACTT